AGGGCAACAAGCATTGGTGTATCCCCATCAGCAATCCAGCCATTGTAGCGAAATCCTTGCTTTGTTGCTGCTTGTAGCTTGTTAAATTCTTTACGAAATTTCTGTATCTTTAGACGTTCTGTCTGATACAGCTGTTCGGCTGCTACGTCGGCAACTTCGGCATTACGTTGATTGATCTTTGCGTTGTAATCAAACACCGCTTCTGCTTGTCTGCCTTGTGCAACGGAAGTCGCTGCACTGGCAGCGGTCGATGCAACGGATAGTGCTACTTTAATTGGGTCCATGTCTTATATACGCATATCTAAAAAAATTACTCTTATCAGGTCCGAATTTTTGCATCAGACCTTCGTTCGTAAATCCTAAAAAATCTAGGAACCGAATACCTTCTTCAAACTGCTGGTGAACGGTCGCTTGAATACGTTCATACTTTCTCCGGTCAGAAAGTAATTTATTCCATATTTTCAGTATCTTACGAGTTGTACCTAAACCAACACCTCGGTGTTTTGGCAGTACCAGCCAGGCTTCCGCTAGATGCGGATAGATCTCGACCAGACCCCCTACACCAACAACATTGCCATCTTCGTATCCCGTGTACGCTGTCCAATGCTTATGCGTATTCTGCGTAAACTCGACAAAATTTTGCTGGTCGAATATTGATCCAAAATCTTCGCCACTTCTCATAATATCGTAAATATGATCCGTGTGAAAGGGTACTACATAAATCATTCGTCAAACGTCGTTATCCGTGGATAGATGGACAAAACAGTCAATGGTAGTGCCTGATCCTGGATCACGACTATGTGTCCGTCTGTTTCATACCCGCCATCAAACTCGACTTCTTTGTCACCACTAAATAACGCAATGGGTTTATCCATAGCATTTGCTGATGAACGAAACGGTATCAGATCCGTAACACTCTCGCTGCTGCCGACCTTTACACCGACACTTTTGTGCAGACGCACCGTTACATCATTTATTCTTTTTATCTTTGCCTGGGACGTGCCTTGCATCCCACCCGCATCAATACGCATCGTTTGCAGCGTACTTGTGTATGGCAATCCTATGTGTGCTTTTGTTGTTGCCCGATCAAGCGTAACAGCACCGCTGCTGACCACTTTATCGGCATGTGTTGCGCCGTTTGCTACGATACGCACCGTCTGCCCTTCCAGGTGTGTCAGACCCGATATAGTTGTTGCAGAACTTCCGCTGTAGGTCAGACCACTATCAACGAAGAACGCATCCTCAATATCTGATCCGAAATCAATCGGTTTCAATCTTTCTATGTATCGCTTTGTTGCGCCACCTATGGTTCGGGCGACTATTATGTAGACTTCATCTTCCGTGCCAGTTGATGACGGTATTGTGGCAACACTCTCGACAAAGCCATAATTGTATGTTGTCCCACTATCCGTATACGTCCCGCCTATTTCGTGGTCATGCCAGGCTACAACTTCTTCTTCGCGTCGGTATGTCATGCCGACAAACTTGCCGTTTTCCAGGACACACCACACAATGTTGTCTGGCTCTTGCTGCAACGCTATTTCTTTTATCAAACCGTCCGTAATATTTTCCGACAAGATCGTCAGATCTGGGGCAAAGTAACTGTCCGATCCAAAACTATACACCAACTCGCGCAGCTTACGTTTTGCACGTTGCACAAATAGTACGACGTTGGCTACCGCCACTGGCTGAATATTTGCCGATCCGTAGCTGGCTTGTCGTAGGATCTGCGTGTTTGTTGGTGATATGGGCTCATCACTTGATGCCCTAACAACAAATTCACCACCCGATGTACCAATCAGCAACGCTCGCGATGCGGTAAGATATCGAATAACATTTACCTGGTTTGACCCGATCGTGTAGGTCAGTGCAGATGAATTAAGTGTTCCCGCGTTAAAATCCTCAAAGTCACCCGATACAGAAAAAAATATTGTTTGTGGTTGTGTTGCTGTATTGGCAAACACCAAACGCTGTTCAAAGAACACAACAGCTGACGGAAAACCAGTGGTTGTAGAAAATGCACCTAAACTAAATTCTGACGTTGCACCCAGGTTTCCAGTGATTGTAACCGACTGCCCAGCGTTTTCATCCACCAGATCATTACTGGGTGCAAACAAGATTGTGTCCGCTGTTACCTGGACGACGACTAAATTATTATCGTTGTTACCACTGTTGCTCGCTCCGCTTATGGTAAGCGTTTGCCCGACCTTAAATCCTTCAAGAATAAAGTTTGCGTTACTATCTGTTATTCTATCGTTATGCTCTAGTCCTGTAGAACTGGGATCGCCTTCAGCAAAAGCAATCGTGGTTGCTGTATAGCTTGGCATCAACTCTGTGCGTAAATCTTCGTTTTCTTGTACGCTTGCGGTTACACTTGTTGCACTTGAAAACGCTGTAATCTTTGCAAAACCATCGTAAAATTTTATTAGTCGACCAACATCTGTTGATGCAAACGTATCCGCTGACGCTGTGACCGTGATGCTGCCCGTACGACCACTAGCGGTAAGTGTCGTTGCTGTGGTGTTCTGATCGAGCATAGGACCACGGCGGAAGTCTACTTCTGTTATTGTCCAGGCTGTATGACCCGTGCGTGATATCTTACGCACCGCATGATCGGGATGCACGATATACATTACATCCGCACTTTGTGTAAATTTTAGATCTGCCAGCTGCGCTGATGTATATGGTGTTGCGACCTCCACGGCAGATCCGCTGCTGACGACTTGCCCCCCATCGCGATAAATACGAAAATACTGATTACCAAATTCAAGGATATAGGTTTGTTCGACGTTGAACTCAAACGGTATCAAGCGTGTTGCGTTTGCGCTGGTTTTTACTTCGGCAATGAACTCTGTGCCTGGTCGACGTGTTGCCCCACCATGTGCGTGTACTAAAAAATTCTGTAGCTTCTTGCAGCCGTTTGCGTACTTGGCAATATCGGTGCGTCCATCCAGACGATCGGAGAGTTGACCCGCTGTAAAATTGGTAAACGCTGGTGACGCTTTTGCCATCTATATTCTCGCATTAATAAATTCGTTTGCTTCCAATGTCATACGATCCGTGGCAGTTGTGCTGTTTGGTGATGCACCTTCGACCGCATCCATGAACCGTGCTTCGCTTACTGTGGTGTCGTACTTGGCTTGCATCGCTTGTCCCAGGGACACAGAATTTGTCAACGGATACGCAAAATCCGCAGCTAACGCGACACTTAATGTTTCGATCAATCCCGCATCATATTTGTTTACATCGAGTTCCCTGGCAATATAGACCAGGTTCAATGCACTTTCGTCTGTCAGAATTTTTCGTCCTTCCAGGTTAAACACAATAGTGGTGCTATCCAGGTTTACGGGACGCAGACAAAACGGATCTGTCGGCAGCGTGAATTGATTAGCAAACTCAAAAGCGGGTGCAGTTGCATCAGGTGTAAGTTGTACCCTGGTCAACAAACAATTCCAATTATGCGATCGAAACACACGATCACGGATGAAATCATACCGCTGGTTACACAATCGCGCAGCCTTACTATCTTCGGTAAAAGAGGTAATGTTGCTTGCGCCGATCATGTTCAACGCTGAATTACAAATATCTACTTCACTTGCCATAATAATTCCAAAAAAAAAGAGGGGGTTGCCCCCCTCTCATTGTTAAGCTGTGACGTACATCATTGTCAGTGCAATAGTACCAGTGCCAGCTGCACCGCCCATTGTCACTGTGATTGTCTTGCCGTCCTCATTGGCATCAACTTCTTCACCGTTAAGTAAAGCCAAAGTCGCTGCAACGTCAACGATCTGTGCAGATGTCGATGCTGCTGCTGCTTTGTAAGCTGCTGCCGATGCGGATACGTCAGATCCCGCAGCGTCTTTGTGTGCTGCAAAACCAACGGACAAGGTTGTTGATGAACCCATTGCATCATGTGCAAGAAAACCAGAGAGTATTCTTGCGCCATCGGGTAATGCAAACATTTCGATTACATCACCAGATGCTAGTGAAGATGCTTCATAGGTTGCCCGCGCTACTCGTACTTCACCACCAATTTCGTTAGCTTTTACATGCTC